AACTTCTGGGAAGTTGAATGTTTCACCGTTAACCGTGAAGTTCATTAGACCTTCTTTAAAGTGACCAGAGTTTTCAATCTGTGCTTTTGATAAACCTGACACAATAATGTCTGGGTTATAACCAATAAGTTTAATCACATGATACAAGAACAGCGGAGCGTAATATTCCAAGTTCTTATAATCAGTGATATCAATCAAGTTTTCTGACGGGAGATGCAATGCATTTTCACCAACATAATAACTATGCTCACGGAAGTCATAAATGCGAGAGTCTTGGACATACTCATTGCGCTTTGTGATACCGATAGTCGAAGTAAATTTAAATTGTTTGTCGACTTGTCCTTCAGATGTACCAACAGTAACCTTCACATCGCCGAACCCAATATCAATACCTAAAATAGTTTTCATCTTTCTTTCCTTTCGAATAATTTCTATAATAAACCGAATTTATTTAACTTTTTGGCTGATCGTTAAATTTTGTTGAACAACGTCTGCAAGATGGGTTGCCAATCTTATTAACCGCACCACACTTTACGCATGTCCATTTTACTTGTTTTTCGTCTGACATATCTGACTCCTTAAATATCAAGATTTTGTAATTCTGAGGCCACTTTTACTGGCCTATCTGTTCTATTTATTTCAGGAAGCTGCACGACTTCCTGGGAGACACTCCCAAAATCTGCGTCAGTATCAAGAAACTTTTCTTGACGATCTGAACGCTCAGTCCGCTCGGGTTTTACTTTTTCTTGCTGCGGCTTTGGCTCTCTAGGAACTCTTGACGCGCCAGCCACAGCAGAACCGCTATTGCTAGTAACGACGCTAGTCCCATCAGCGAAGGTAATATGTAATTCATTGATGTCCTTGGTGCACTCAATATTTAATTTGAACATTAGAACTCCATGTCTTTCATTTCTGGAGGAATATCTTTATGTTCTCTTGCAGGCGCTACAGATGCCGCGTTTGTTACATCTGTTGTATTACATGTTACAGTCCAAGGCGGTGCTAACGGATCAACTGGTGTAGTTGGCGATGGCATAAACGGTTGTGGCACAATAGGTCCATAAACCGGCGATGGCACAGGAACGTGAGGCATCGGAATTGTTTTTACAACAGGCGAGCCATCTTCCTCAAATGTAATATCAAATGTGATGTGTTTGATTTTCCTATCACTAGGCCAATCTTTAATTTCAATAAGCATACGTCTATCCTTCAAAAATAAGGGGCGGTATATCCGACCCCTTATGTTTATTTATTTTCGAAAATTCTTTCGGTCCATTCAGTAATCTTACCACGAACAACTTTGTTCAATTCAGTGCCGAAGATATTGATTTCCTCATTCTCTTCTTTAGCTGCTTTAATCAATGTACTCAAACCGTTTGTGTACTTGTTGATATAAGGGTGGTCAATCTGACGGTTAGAACCAATACAGATAACTTTAGATTCTTTATCCAAACGAGTTAGAACAGTCTGCAAAGATGTCTTAGCAAAGTTTTGTACTTCATCAACAATCACGAATGCTCGTGAAATGGTACGACCGCGAATTGAACCGTTCCACATAGTCTCAATATTGTATTGTTGAACTAATGATTGAACTTTGTCTTCAATTGTTTGTTGGCTAATTGGTGCATCACCCTTTTTGATTTCTTTTTGAGCGATGAATTCCAATGTATCATAAAGAGGATAGTTGTAAATCTTGAACTTTTCTTCTAAACCTGGTAAGAAACCAACTTCCTCAGCCTTATCAACAGATTCAACAGAGTTACGAATGTAAATGATCTTGTCATACTTACCCATTCGAACCATCTTCATGCCCGCGGCTAATGCAAGTAATGTTTTACCTGAACCGGCTAAAGCTTCGATAACACATACATCAATTCTTTCATCTTGCATACCGGCCATTGCAAAACGTTGACCTAGGTTTAACGGCTTAACGGCTAAACCATGGAAGTCTTCATCATCGATAAAATTAATGCAACCATTTACAATATAAGCAATGCGTTCATTACCATCGTCAGCCATAAAGTGATAGCAATAATTTTGTGATTCATATTCAGGATCATATTCCTCAATGTATGCACCTTCCATTCTTAGGCTATCAATTTTAGGAAGTTGCAGAACCTTAATAAATTCGTTCTTAAGTGATTCTTTGTTTCTTGTGAGGCCTTCAGCTTGTACATTCAAACTCACTGCGCGCGTGCGGCACATGATGTCGTTAGATAATAGAACGGTTTCATCAGGCTTCTTATAAAACTTAGTTGCAAACTCTGCAACTTTAATAATCTTACGATCATTAATAACCGATGGGTCTACACCTTGTAATTCATAATCCTTAAATGAGATGATATCAATAAAGATATCTTTTACCTTCACCGACATTACTGTAATGTCTTTTTGCGAACCTGCTTTACGAGTTTTAATAACTTCAGCTTCAGATAGAATTCTTCCGAATTCACGAGCTTGGAAATTGATCTCATTAAAACCAGATTTCTTTGCATCAAGTTCATCGATCACCGTCTCTGGTAAAATGATTAGGTTATTACCACCTTGACCGATTGTTAATAGTTGGTTCGCGTCTTCTAAGATAATGTTAGTATCTAGGACATAAATTTTTTCAAAGCTCAATTGTTATTCCTTATAATGTGAATTTTGAAGAGTGTTCACCTATGATCTTTGGACGAACATATTTACCGTTCTCAAAGTAAGGTGTCTCTGTGAACTTAATCAAGTAATCATTCTGACGAAAGACTCTCCAATTAAGTTCTGCCTCGAACCTCCCAGGCTCTTGCATTTGTTGGGTCTTTTCTAATAAGATCTGACCCGGGTCTAGAAAGCCTTTCACCACTGGGTGAACAGCTAAACATACTTTATATTTATTATCATAATACTTACCCATGAAGTACACTCGCCCAGGGAAGTCCTTAGTTAATGCTTCGCCTTGCTCACGATTCTTAATGTTAAAGAATACTGCATAGTCTGATTCACGGGCAGTTCTTAATGCTTCATTCTCAACGAACTTAAGTAATGATTTGCCACCCTTATCATTCTCGCGTCTTATTAGTAAATATTCTTCGTTGGGTCTTAAAGGTTTTACAGTGTTAACCATCCAACGTAATTCAGAATCAGCAGCCTCATCATAGTTGACCATTAACGGTTTTTGGTCAAGCTTGAAGTACCAATTGTACGGAGTCTTAATGTTAATGAATTCTTGGTAAGGCACTTCATTATTTTTGAGTGCCTCTTTGCATTCATTATAAAATTGGTTTGTGTAGTACGGGTCAATAGTTATGAACATTATTCTTTCCTTTGTACTATTTATCCCGTATCACAAACTTTTAACTTCGTACCTCACCATGGTAATTAATGACAAATTGTCAGCGGCCATTGTAGCATTAATAATTCCTCTGCCGCCAGGTGTAGTTAGCATGACTAAAATGTACCATGTGTTCAGTACAGCAATGTACATCGGCATCATCTGAAGAATGAAGGCCATTAACCGTTTAAAGCCAGAGTTATGCGACACAATATATGCACTTCTAATACGACTAAACACCATAACTTTTTGAAGTTCAGCGTCGTCAAGAAAGCTTGCTTTGAAAATTGTTAGAAGAAGCGTACATACGATTGAAATGAGATTAGCATAAATCCCAAATTCAATAAATGCCCACGTGCTACTGTCGAAAAAATCCATTACATTTCCTCCGACCACAACTGTTCAATAGTTTTCTTAATTAGGACATCAAGTTCTGTCTTCTTCATCTTAATATCAGATTCAAGTTTTGTCATACGCTCTTCAGTTAAAGACATGATGTTCATGTTCAATAGATAATCGTATGAATCATCTTTAGACAGAATGTCCTTGACCTTATCAAGATCTTTAACGATGTCAGCCTTCTTACGTTTCGCAACGATTAAGCTCCCATCAACGATCCCTTTAATGAATAAGTATTTACTATAGTCATAGCGGATTTCCTCCTCTAGACGTCCTTTTAGGTACTCTTTACGTTGCGCTAATGATACTAACTTAACGCGAATGTAATGATCAAGAATATCATCGGCAGCTTCATAAACAACGATCTTGTTGTTCTCATCGATGACGGTGTAGTTTTCAGATACTTTCTTGATGAGTTTCAACTTATTCATCAGTTCTTCTTCGGTCCATGCCTTCAGATCTTTTGAAGGAATAGTAACCTCAAAGTTGAACTTGTCATCTTCTGACTTATCACGGTAACCCTGGATAATCTTTCGGTCTTCGAGATCATCCAAAACATCAATATACGACTTTAGATCATATCCGACAGGTACCTCTGTAATCTCTACTTTGTTAATGCCGGTGACCTTCAGAACACCTTTAATTAACCACTGTGAGCTGTTGTCGCCTTGCTCAACCGTGCCCTTAAATCCATTATAGTGAGGGACAAGTTTCACCCGTGATTGCTTACCTGCAATTTTCGCAGTGATGTACTTCTTAATGTCATCAGGGTTACGAGGCAAAATCTTTTGCGCAAAGCCAGATGAAACACCTTCACTGCCGTTCACTAAAAGAATAGGCAAAGACGGTACATAGAACATTGGTTCAATCTGTTGGCCTTCAAAGAACTGATGCTTAAGAATCGGAGTGTCGTCTTTCTTAAACAGTTCAAAGAACTCCTGAGTGCCGTATGTATAAATGTAACGAGATGCTGATGCTTCTTGTGAGAAGCGAGTACCGAAGTTACCCTTCTTTTGCAGCAATGGGATGTTATTCGTACCTGGGAAATCTTGCCCCAAGTTAACAATAACACCATCTAGGTTACCGTGTAAGTACTCTGCGAACTCGGCCACCTTAGAACCAAGTTGCGATACTTTGATTTTCTCCTTGACATTTTTCTCAAGGATAGTGTACAGAATTTTGCGAGATGCATTTTTCTGTCCGTCAACTAATGAAGCAATCTTACGAAGGTTATCGTATGATGCCTGGTTGACATAGTCATTATTAAAGAATGCTGAAATTTTCATATATGTCCTTTACGTCGATTCGTCTATTATAACCGCAATTCAATTAAAGCTTTGCAATACTGAAGTCATTGGCTAGAATGTACTTCTTACGAGGTTCAGAATCATCACCCAACCATTCCTCAATAATATTTTCATTATCAAATTCAAGGATGTTGATCATCTTACCAAGACCATCTTTTTGAACGACTTGCTTCAGATCTTCAACGTCCCAACTACCCAACCCTTTGTAGTAATTACTTGTCTCACCAGCTTTAAGTTTGACATCATCGCTTAGGTTGTAATACCATGAAGTCAATTGATCTTTCTTCGTTACGCCAATCACTGGTGTTTGTAACATCCCGATCTTGCCCTTAAGTTCAGGTAGATAGCGAACAAAGAATCCAGTCAACAAACCGCGAATATGATAACCATCCAAGTCTTGGTCAGTTGCATAGATCACATATTGATAATCTTCATTTTGGATAATCTTATACAACTCAGAGAGTTCTTTATTCTCTGTGAACTTCTTTTGGGGTGCAGAGTAGGCATTGAGTGGCTTACCCTTTAGAGTGTAATAACCACATTCTTTGCGACCTAGTACTGGACTCAAACCACCAAGAGCAGATTCCCCTTCAACTAGCAATAGATATTTTTTAACACCGATTGATGGTAAGTACTTTTCAGATTTGATCTTCTTAACGGTCTTTGTAAGATTCTTGAGATCTTGGCGTTTCTTGAACTCTTCTTTAATGCGATATATTTCAGTGATAGGATCAATGATAGCAGCATTACGGAACAGTTTGTTCACAATGTTGTCATACGGGATTTCACCGAAGTATTCATTAATCTCCGCTGCGCCGTTCGTGATCTTTTCCTTGGACTGTGAATTGAACTTTGTGTTCTTTACATTCTTTAGGAATGCAATGATCATTAGTTTATTCTTGATATCACCAGGTTTGATTTCTTTGTACTTACGAGCAAGTTTTTCGCGTAAGCGAGATACGATCTGATATGACAAAATGTCGATATGTGTACCGCCATCTGGGATTTTCAAACCGTTCACATAACTAAACTGACGGAAGTCATCTTCAGCATTAGGGAGTACAGCAAAGCGGTAATCTTCAGTTTCGTGGATTTCAAAATTTTCATTGAAGAGCGCAACATATTTCTTGAAAGAATTGACGTTGATCTTTTTACCGTTGAACTTGAATGTGATGTCAGGGAATGACATGCTTAAGTTAATCAAACGTTGTTTGATAACATTCATGTGAACTTCATCAATGGATTTCAAACCAAACTTTTCAAGGTCAGGCCAGAACTTTACATTAACACCAGTTTCTTTAGATGGGCCTTCCTTCTCAATAAAAGAAGCAGCATTATCTTTAAATGTAATTGTGTAGGACTTCTTACCGTCGTCAGTGAAACCAACGAACTTTTTAGAGAAGCAGTTTGTGGCAAATGAACCTACACCGTTCATACCAATTTGCGTACGATTAGCATCGTCATCAAAGTTACTACCAGCACGAGCATGACCCCATGCAAGTTCAGCCATGTAATGACCATCTGCACCCTTCATAACAGGAATGCCCGTGCCGTTATCTTGAACCTCAACGGTATCATCTGTAATCTTTACGGAGATTTCATTACTTGACTTGAAGTTAGTTTTGATTGCAACATCAACAGAGTTATCAATAATCTCATTGATGATTTTAATCAAACCGGGTACATAGGAAATTTCCTTGTACACAATCTTATCATCTTCAAATACATATTCACTAACCTTTGTAAGGTCAACAGCACCGATGTACATTGACGGGCGCTGAATGATATGTTCACGTTCTGACAGTTTCTTAATAGTCATATAGTTCCTTTACGTCGAAAAATTTATTTTATACCAAATGATTTAATTTATATTGCGAACTCTGGGTACGCGGACTGAACCTCTTTAAATATCTCCATGTATCTGGCTTGCTCAGTCTCTGCATCAGTCAGTTGTTGTCTAAGATCTTCATTTTCTTCAGTGAGTCGTTGAACATAGTCATTGTTGTCTTTGATGATCTCACAAACTGGGCAATGTCTGCCATCAAAGCAGACTTCTTCATGGCCATCATCACATAAGTTCATTTTTATTCCAAATAAAGCAATATGTAAATTATACCACACCATTTGTTAAAGTTCAATGAAGTTATAAATAATAAAAACATGACATTTAGGACGAGAATATGTTTCATCATGGTACAATAAGAAAATACACTGCTGCTATGCTTGATCTCTTTAATGATCTTGAAATTCAGTACACTGATAGCAATGGTAACATAAGAAGCCGTAACATCCCAATCAAGTACAGTTCTATTGAAAAGTACAGAGAGTTGGATAATTTTAGCACTGAACAATTATTAGCAGGTAACACAAACACCTTACCGCGTGGTGCTATTGCACTCAGCACAATGATTAAAGCTGAACAAAGAACTACTAATAAAAATTTAAAAATTGGTAAAGTCAAAGGCGAAAATACATTTGAGTACATGTATAATTCTGTGCCATTTGAGTTCACCTTTGAATTAGCTATCATGTGTAGAGGTATGAATGAAGCTGCGATGATTATTGAACAGATTGCGCCAAAATTTAACCCAACTGTTAATATAGATGTATGGGATGCAGAGAATTTAAATGAACCAACTAGAATTCCAGTCAAATTACTTGACATCGGTATCGAGTCAAACGAGTATGATGAGCTAAGCTCAAACATCGTCACCGTCAACGTCGGCACATCTATTATGGGTAATCTTTATCCGCCAATTAAATCGATTGAAAGAGTTAAAGAATTCAAGATGTACATTGCCGAGACTGTTGGTAATAAAGAAGTTGGCGAAACGGCTGTACGTAAAGCTATCATGGGTTGGGATGTTCAGGATGACGGCACATTGATAAACGGTACGGTCGTTAATGTTGACAGATCATCTAATTTCCCACCAAGAATTGTTGATGTTTACGGATTGAACATTGGTATGGGTGTTAATACATTAACAGCGATTTATGAAGACGGTGATAACAAAGTTAGTGAGCTTTATTTCCAATGGGAAATTTTGTCCGGCGGCGCAACGATCATACCTGTCGGTATCGGCGACACAGCTGAATTTTATATTACACAACCCGGCGATATCGAAGTTCAATGTAAAATTACGGATGTGTTTGGTAATTATGATACATTCACTAAAGTATTCACAATAGCTTAAAAACAACAAAGGAAGGCAATGCCTTCCTTTCTTTTCACTTGAAAATGATTAAATGATAATCCGACTTGGCGGTTCTACATCAAGACCGGTCGTTGCTTTAATATAAGCTCGTTCTACTTCTGGGAACTCGTCAAGTGGCACGGTCCATAGTACATTCATAGGATGAATTTGTATTGCACCCGGAGCTGACGGCATTACATCCATGCAGTACGGCATTACCTTACCATCTTTAACCATGTAAGGTCGTTTGATAATAATCTCTGTGCCGTTCATTGTTGGCACGGTCTCTGTTTCGCCATAAACCATTTCGCCGTTGATGAGCTTGAAAAACCTCTTCCCGGCTTGCATCGTTTGGATTTTTTGTCCTTCTTCCATATCGTTCCTCTTAAGTTAATTCCAATATTCTTCGTGTACAGCTTCGCAAGTTGGGCAATTATATTTCTTGTGCTCTTTGCACTTCTTACCCTTTTGAGCATGTTTCTCATATCTTCGAACCATGTCTAATTTATTATCTACAGTAGCAATGTCAGCTGATGTAGTTTCTTCGGCAAGATCTTTGAGATATTTTTTGAATTTCATACGAGTTCCTTTGCTTCAATATACCAAAACTAGTTTAATATTTATACTATGAGAGTTGCTGGCAGAAAATTAACGAATAATTTTCCTTAAGCAAGTTCAAGTAATATTTTTCTAACCCGACATTCGTCGGTGTTTCAATAATTAAATATGAACCCTTAATGCAAGTTGTTGCATGGGTATTTCTAGGTGCCTGAATGGCGTAAATCTCGACATTAGTGATGTTAAGTTCTAACATAGTTCTGATGATCTTATCGTTAGTTGCATCAGCACCTAACCCACGTTTATATTGGCCCATCCTAGAATAGAACCCACCGCCGCCGCCGGCTTTACCAACTTTTAAAATATCATCGTCGTGAATCATGAAGTAAACGACATCACCTAGTTCTAACATTTCTTGACGTGTCATGACACTATCAAAGTCTATCTTGTCACCATGTAATTTAAATGAGCCAAGATAGATTTGCTTTTTAATTGTCTCCAGCATCCATCATATTCCCTAAATATATCTTATTTATCAGATATACGTTGCGGCCGGAATTCCACCGGCTTTAGCTTAAGCTAATTTTTGTTCTAACTCAGTCTTCTGTACAACACCTGTGAATGATTCAAACATTCTTGAACGATGTGGTAAGATAACTAAATGAGTCTTATACTTAGCACTAATTAAATTCTGCGCATTATTAATATCAAATGAGCATTCAATAGGCTTCACAATCATCGTACCTGAAGGGTCAGTTTGGATAATTGATGTTGTATAAATCTTTGTGCCTGCATCATCCATTGCTGGCACTTCATCTTTAAGTCTCAGCGGTCTAAAGAATGGGTTCTTATCAATTTCCGGGCGACCCATTCTTGACATAGACACAATTAAGTCAAGAGGTTCATATGCGTTCTTATCAAGAATTTCCATTGCATAATCACGACGTTTCTGAGCTGATGTATGGCCATCACCATCTTTAGGTTGATAACCAAATGAATCATCCAACACGCCAGAGTTAGTTCTAACTACGAGATAATCCTCTTTAATTTCAAGCACTTCAGTGTTGAACTCTTCAGGTGGAACTACGTCTTCAAAACGTTTACCGTCTGTTACTTGATCTCTGTACTTATCCGCGGTTTCCTGAGATAATGATGTCTCAATAATAAACAATTGATCGCCGTCAGTAATCAATGTACAGCCATCAAACTTTTCAGCTTTAATAAGTTCCACGGCATCTTTAATATGCTTGCACTTTAATGACTTACGAATAACTTTACCATTGCTTGAGATAGGTTTATTGTTTACTTCGTTTTTACCTGAACCTTTACCCTTGCCATCTTTCTTATCACTATGGTTATTCAAAGCAGAGTTAACCATACTTAGGTAAGAACCGGTCTCAAGAACTGATATGCCTTCGGTCCAATCAGTCTCGGTGTCAATTAAAAATAATTGAGACGCGCCATGCTCGGCAACAGTGTAACGCTTAACCATATAATTCGCATCATAAATGCGATCTCTAATTTTAGCGAGACGCCATTTCGCATCTTTAGTTGGTTTGCCCGTCTTTTTGTCACGCGGCAATTTCATAGCAACAGTTACGCACATATAAGTACCCCAAAGTTTATATGATTATTTATACTTATGAGATAGTTATATAAGTAGTTCTGGGCGATCTTCAATCCATTTTATCAACGGTTTTGTTAATTTTGGCAAGTCCGATGAAAGTAAATGTCTATCACTTGCTACAAGATTTTCAATAATTGACTTTGAACTTCCATGAGGAACTACGTGCAAGCTCACGGAATTAAATTTGTTATGCGCAATTGGCAATTTATGAAGTACTGATCTAAGTGTACTAACATCTGCACAACGATAACATTTAAAATCTTCTAAGCCGTTAGTGTCTATCCAATTTACGCATAGGGTGATCTCTATAGGCGAACTCATAAGGGCATCCCAAACAGTAAGTTTGTTGCCCTTCTGAATATTTGCGATTCTTAACTCCTTTAATTTTGGTGGATCCACATGAATGATTCTTTGAACCTCCTGTGATATGATCTCCCTGAATAAAGGTGTTAAGATCCAAATGATTAGTTTCTTAAATAAGCCAACTAGGTACATCTCGTTTTGTGTATTTCGACTGGGTCTTCTTAGCACCACAATAATAGAGACGATATGCTTTAACAGAATCTTCATTTCTGTATTCGTCTGGCATTGCTTGTGGCATTTTGGTCAGCCCAATATCTTTGATATTTTTTGGAGCTTGACTTAGAATGACAGCTAACTTTTTGCACGTAGCATGTACTTTACCATAGCGATGGGTGTACTCGTGGCATAGACACACGAATAATTTGTAAAGCCACATATAGTTATCTTTAGATTCACGTGCCCAGACATTGGAGGGATGATTCATGTGTGTAGCTTTATACAAACGATCTTCCATGAAACTATCATTCATCTTCCAACGCTTGATCTTACGGCCTGTACTTTGATCGATGTACTGCTCGCCATCAATAACGCGATGAGCAGTACTCAACAGCTGAGCCGTCTCAAGTATCATTTTCACAACATGTTTGTCATGGTGATACTCGGCGGCCAGCTGAGGATCTTCATCTAAGAAGAAGATATTCATTATTATGCCTTAACTGCTTTTGCGGCTGCGCGCTTTTCGCGTTTACGAATTGCGTCTTTAGACATAGACAGTTCTTTCTTAGGCTTAGCAACAGGAGTTTCAATCACTGGTGCAGTTGGAACAGCTTTCACGCGAGGAGTTTTAACCTTAGTCAAAGAAGGGTTATACACAGTGTTTCGTGAACAACCTGCAGATGCATCACGAATAGAATCAAAGCCGCGAACACCGCAGTTGGGATCTGCAGTGAAGAACCAACCGTCTTTAAGAGTAATGACGATGTTATTACCTTGTGCGCGTTCATCAGAGATGTTAGCAATCCAAGAACGAGTGTTGATGTATGCGAAAACTTTGTTTGCTTTTGACATGATATTTTCCTTTCGGTCAGTTTTAAAAATTATCAAATAGCGTTTTGCGATTCGATAGAATAATTATATCACAAATTTGTGTCTTGTACAGGTTTTCTAAGAAAAAATGCTAAAAATATGAAAAAAAGTTCAATGTGTATCAAAAATGATACAGATTATTCTTCTTCAGGATCGAAACCGTCTGCATCGTCGTCATATGTTGGTTCATCATCACCATAATCAACATACTCTGGTTCGATTTCTGCAAAATCATTTGTCGCCATGAAGTCTTTAACATCGTCTTCACTTAAGTAATCACAGAATGCTTGAAGAACAACATCTCTATCTAAAGCGCCGTCCTCAATCATCTGTAAAAGTTTAGTTGTATATTCTCTTGCCATGATAACTCCTTAAAAAGTAATATTTATTTTTGAAGATGATTCTTGATGTACCCGTCAAGGACACGTGCTTTGCCTTCAGCCTTATCAATCATAGAATGAAGAACACCACCGGTGTAACCGCTCGTGCCTTCTGCATCTTTGTGAACGGTGTAGGTGCTGCCAGAATGACCATAGAAGTGAATAAGATCACCCTCTACTTCAACACCGCTAACTCCAGAGTTCAGTCGCCATGAATCACCAGATGTGTAACCACCTCGCCATGTACCGAATACCTTTAGAAGTTTTTCGCCGTCGTCCAGGTCGATCTCAATGACTTTCCAACAGTCAGGATTATATGTACTCATGAATTTTGTACCTTTACGCAAATGGTTTTATAGTAGCCGGGGATGTTTTGATAATTTTCAACAACTTGAACATGGTCAGGGTATGCTTTCCTAATCAATTCTTTATCATCACTTGGCGCATAGAAAATTAAATCAAACAATGATTGTTTGAATGCATCAACGTTGCCGTTCATGTAATCAAAGAATTCAAACTCAGTAGGTTCTGCAAAATACTCACTCATTTAGTTCCTCCGTTCATATAAATAATTATATTATGCTAGTAATTAAAAACGGAAGGACAAATGAGCTTATCACAAATTATTAATGCTCCTACAATTGAGTACCTAAAGAATAACAAACACGAAATTACTCAAGAATTAATTGATGCTATCAGACAACACGGCAATGATGGCAAATCTTTAGTGTGCGATCTTTTAGACATGCCTAAAGATAATGAACAGTTTTATCTTGACGCATTCGGAAATAGAATGTCATTTAACGGTAACCGCCGACTAAAGAAATCATTCACAAAATTGGATTTATCTGACATCCACAAGTCAGAGATTAATCGGTGCAGAGAAGACATCCACTATTTTAAAGACAACTATGTAAAGATCAAGACAAAGCAAGGGGTGAACTTCCCAGATCTTAGATCATATCAAAATGATTTCATTGATGGGTTAACACCAGATGATCATGAAGATAACCTTGGACTTATGGGTCGTCAATCTGGTAAGTCTGTGTCAACTGCGATTTATCTTGCGCACTGTTTCTTATTTAAGAAAGAGATCAACATTGGTATCGTAGGTAACAAAGGTAAGCAAGCCATGGAGTTCTTGTCTAACACAAAGAACATTTTGATTGAACTTCCTATCTGGATGCAAGTGGGTGTAAACGTGTGGAATAAGGGTTCTATTGAAGGTGAGAACTCGATGCGTATTTTAACTGACGTGCCAACATCTGACGCATTCCGCGGTTTCACGATTGCAATTTTAGTCGTTGATGAATGCGCGTTCATTAGGCCATCTGTCTGGGAAGCATTCGCTGACTCTATTTTCCCGTCACAGTCAGGTCTGTCATGGAAGAAGAACATTATCTTAAGTACTGCAAACGGTATGAACCACTATTATCAGATGGTTAAGAGTGCTCGTGAAGGTACTAACGGGATGCACTTGTTTGAAGTTAATTGGAGAGACGTTCCTCGTTACAATCCTGATGGCACGCAAATGTCACCTGAGGAATTCCAGGATAAGATCGTTAAGAAGCATGGTGTTATTTACTTTAACCAAAACTATGCTAACGAATTTTTAGGCTCATCACATACATTGATTAGTGCTGCTAAACTTGGGTTAATGTCAGAGGGTGAGTTATTGCGTATACGTGATGGTAAGTTAAAGATATACGATGAACCACAAGATGGACACAAATACATCATGACAGTTGATGCAGCAAAGGATGGCAATGATGCATTCGCTGTTCAGGTGATAGATATCACGGACTTTAAATTCAGGCAAGTTGCCGCAGCACAACTTCAAATTGATTATCTATTGATGCCGGAATTCATTGATGAGTGGGGAAGAGATTACAATAATGCTTATCTGATTATTGAAAATAATGAAGGTGCCGGGCAGTCAATTGCGGACCAAATGTACCAGACTTATGAGTATGAGAACTTACACTTTGATAAAGATGTAGGTCAAAATAAGAAAAAGAAATACCCAGGATTTAGAACAACTACAAAGACAAGAAAGCAGATTCTACAGACACTGAAGCTGTTCATTGAGAA